CCGCCACCCCCGACAGGCGGGCGATCAGCCAGCCGACCTTGTCCATGTCGTCGCCGGGCTGGCGCGACTGCATCAGGACATCGTCGAAGAGGGGCCGGGTCAGGGCCAGATAGGCGAGATCGCCATCCTTGGTCACCAGGGGCTTGCGCAGGGTGAAGGACACCGACCCGTCCTCGGCGGTGGTCAGGCGGTCGGCGTAGCGTTCGATCAAGCTCATGATGCGATCCTTAGAACGAGATCGTGAGGGTGGCGGCGGCCGACGCCAGGTCGGTGAGATCGCCGCCATAGCTGATGGCGACCATGCCCTTGTTGGCGTCGAGATCCTCCGCCTTCAAGAAGGTGGCGTCGGCGATCTGGTAGGTCTTGCCGTTGTCGCAGGCGAACACCACCGAGAGGCCGCTGCCCTTGAGGGCGGAGATATCGAAATCACCGCCATGGAGGAAGTTGGCCTTGATGGTGCTGGGCACCGCCTTGCTGGTGAAGCCGCCGGTCTGGCCCCTGCTGTTGAGGACCAGGGTGTTCTCGACCCCGGCCATGCCCGCCAGGGAGGCACCCTCCTGACTGGTGGCGGCCCAGGCGCCGTTGATATAGATGTCGGCCTTGCCGGTAAGCTGCTGCATGATCGTCTACTCCAGGAAGGCCATCTGACCGGCGATGATGTCGAGCGGCCCGACCAGGCGGGGGGCCAGCAGCTGATCATTGCGGGCATGGTTTTGGATGTTGCGGAGCGACAGCAGGGCCGCATTGAAGCCGGCGAAGTCCTGCACCAGGCCGAGCTTCATCATGGCGCTGTACCAAGCCATGGTTTCGGTGGCGAGGATGGCCGGGGTGACCTCGCCGGTGATGACCGGGGTGCCGTTATCGGCAAAGGTCACATTGGCGAACTTGGCGCTCATCCAGTTGACCCACGAGGTCCGCAGATACATCAGCGTCGCCATCACCCAACGGCCGTGATAGGCGGTGTCGGCCGCGCCGGAGGCATTGGTCTTGTAGGTCGTGACCGCCTTCTCCAGCACCACGGTACCATCGGGCTGGGCGGTCCAGCATGAGCCGCCGTCGAGGTATTGAGCGTTGCGCTCCGCCAGGGTCAGCTGATCGGCCAGGGCCGGCGCCATCAGGCCGGGCAACAGGGTGCCCTTCTGCGGCGCGTTGGGGCGGTTGGCCAGATTGATGGCATAGACCGCGCCGATCACCGCCGCCTCGACGAAGGTGGGATGGGTGGCGTTCTGACTGCCATAGCAATCCACAAACTGGCTGTTCATGGCGGCCAGGGCGGTGTTGATGGTGCCGGGCGTCCCCCGGATCGCGGTCACCATCGCCCCTTCCTTGGCCAGCAGGGCGTTCCAGCGCCGGCTCATCTCGGCATACCAGGCGGTATAGGTGGCGCTGTCGTTCCACGGGCAGGCGATGACATGGTACTGGGTATCGCCGAGGGCGGCGATCACCGGCGTCGCCGCCGGATTGCCTGCTCCCCCGGTCATGGCGGTGATGACGGCGGTCAGGCCGGCCGGGATGATGTCGGAGGCATAGTAGATCAGCCGGATGTCGAGGCTGCCGGCATCGACGCCCTTGTGGCGGGCGGTGATGTCCACCTTGGAGACGGTGGTGCCGTCGACGGCGGCGGTGACCGGCAGATCCAGCACCCCGTTGATGGCGGCGGCCAGGGCGGTGGCCACCTGGGCGGCGGTCTGGCCGACCGACACGGCGATCTGGGCCGGCTCGATCAGGCCGCTATAGCCGATATAGGCGGTCAGCATGCCGGCCTGGGTGGCGGTACCGGTGAAGGCGATGGCGCCGGTAGCGGCGACGCCGGCCGGATTGTCCACCACCGGCATGGCCCAAGTCTCGGTGAAGGCGTTGGCGTTGACCGCTGCCGCCACCATGTTGGACAACATGCTGCCCTGGCCGAACAGGGCATCGGCCTGCCCCTTGCCGTTGCTGATCCTGACCGGCACCAAAGGCTGGGCGGAGCCGGAGGCCAGCATCTGACCCATGATCAGGTAGACATAGGCGACCGGCGCCGCGCCGTTGCTGGCATTGGCGCCGGAAAACTCCATGCGGGCGCCGGGCACCTCAAGGGCGTTGGGGATCTGGGAGAAGGCGATGGAGTCGGGCTGGCTCATGATTGACCCTCACTCGGGGTTGCGGCGGCGGCCGGCTTCGGGGCCAAGGCCGGGGCGGGTTTGGCCGAGGCGGTGCTGGGGGCGCCCGGGTTGACCTCGACGATGTCGCCCCGCTGCCACGCCCGGTACCAGTGCGGATCGTCGAGATCGACCGGATGGGCGGCGCTGTCGGCATCGTCGATGCAGGACATCACCTTCTTGGTATCGGGGTGGCGCAGCCGCCGGCCCGACGCGGTTTTAACGAGCCTTGAATCCAATTTAAGGGCCTCCGAAAGGGACGATGGATTGGAAGTCGGCCGGCGGATCGGCCGGCAATGTGGTGGGCAGGGTGGCGCCGGGGCGCAGCCAGTCGGCGTGGATCTCCACCAGCGCCGCCACGTCGCCGCCATCCTCGGCGGTCGAGCGATTGGTGAAATACTGGCAGGTGAACTGGATGCCGGTGACCGACAGGCGGTGCTGGCCGCCCTTGCCGCCGGGGGTGCCGGAATAGACCTCGTCAATGGCCACCGGCATCAGTCCCTGGATCGCCAGCCCGAGGGTCTGGCCGGTCAGCAGATCGCGGGCCAGCTCGGCCAGTTGACGCGACCCCAGTTCGCCCGGCGTCGGGCCGCCGACCCGCGACGCCAGGGTCTGGGTGCGCTCGGAGGACGAGCCGCAGACGATGGTGAAATTGCCCTCCCAGTTGACGCCGGCATTGGAGGTGATCAGGGCCACCGACCTGGTGTGGCTGATCAGGGCGAACGGCGTCATCTCGATCAGCAGCGCCTGGTTCTCGTCGGCGAACTCGCCGGAATAGCGGTCGATGGTCTTGATCAGCGCCCCGATATTGAGGACGGTATTGGCCAGCTTCAGCCGGGCGATGATGGCGTCTTCGATCCGGCGGATGGCGGCGCTCATGACGCCCCCATCAGGTAATCATGGGCCAAGGCCGAGATCGACCGCTGATCGGACTCGGACAGGCCGATATAGGGCCGCGCCGGCACGGTGACGCTGTGGGCCGCGACCTCGACCTGGCGCGCCTCGGCAATCTTGTGCTTGCCCTTGGCGAAGCGGGTGACGGTGGCGGTGGTGCCGTCCTTCCGCTCGATCTCCACCTGGCGCAGCCGCAGCACCTTGCCCATGGCGTAATGATCGATGGTGCCGCCCATCTGCATCAGGGCGGCATAGATCAGATTGCTGCCGACCTCGACCGAACGGGAGGTCGAGCGGAAGGTGATCGACTGGCGCAGCCGTCCCGAGGCTTGCAGCGCCTTGGCATTGGCGCCGCGTTGTTTCAGGGTGGATTTGGACAGGGGCGCCCACTTCTTGCCGTCCGGCCCGGTCTGGGTCTGGAACCGGCGCAGCGTGCTGCTGACCAGCTGCTGGCCGATGGCGTCCATCAATCCCTTGGACTTGCCCAGGCGCTCGGCGATCTCGGCATAGACCTTGGTCGCCTGATCGACGATGCCGACAGTGAGCAGGGCGCCGGCCATCAGAACCCCCGCAGCGAACGGTGATTGAATTCGCGCGGGGCGCCATCGACCGCCAACACCGCGCCGTTGACCGGCGTGGCGGCGTCGGGCACCCCGTTGGCCTGCAGCATCAGTTTGCCGGTGCGGGCCTGGGCCAACTGGGCCATGGCGTCGTCATAAGCGTCGCGCACTTCATCGGGCGGCGACAGATACAGCCGGAACCAGGCGATGGCGCAGGCCCAGCCCTTGACGATGCCGGTGACCGGGGTCAGCGGCAGGGTGTAGCGCTCGCCGAGATAACCATCCATCAACTCGGTGGCATCGGCGCAGGCGGCATCCACCACACCCGGATCAGCCACGCCGTCACCGTCACGGTCCGACACCTGCAACAGCTTCTGCGCGCTGTAGCGGTTGGTCAGATCGTCGGCGGTCACATAGGTGTAGCTGTCGGGCATGGTGGGACGTGCTTCCTAGATGATGCGCGCCGACATCACGAGATCGGCGGTGCCTTTCCAGATGTTGCTGGTCGAGCCACTGCCGGTCGCGCCGATGAAATCGGCCTTGGTGATGGTGTTGCCGGCGCCTTCGTTGCTGGGACCGACGAACAGGGTGTCGGGCACCAGGCCCCAGGGCTGGCCATTGTCGCGGAACAGCGACAGCATCTGGGCGCGGGCGGCGGCGTAGTTGTCGGGGGTTAGCGGCTGGCGCGACCGGACGATGGTCTGCCACAGGCCGAAACCGACATTGGAGCGGCCATCGACGCCGAACAGGTATTCCTTGCGCTGGAACACGTTGGGGTCGGTGAGGTTGACCAGGCTGGTGAACTGGAACGGCCGGCGCTTCTGATAGATCAGCGGCTTGAGGATCTGCTTGGTGCAGGCCAGATACCAGGTCGCGCCGGTGCCCCCCATATCGTTCGAGTAGGTGGTCTTCTTCTTGTTGGCATCGAAGCCGGGATGGTTGGCCGAGAAGAAGGGCTGGCCGTCGTAGCAGAGCGCGGAGCCGCCATTGGCCAGCAGACCGAAGGACAGCACGTCGGGGTATTCCGCCGCATCCTTGCCCAGCTGAGCGAACAGCGGGTTGTAGACGCCATAGGCATCGTCCTCGACCGCATCGCGGTCCAGCGCCACGGTGTTCTCGAAGGTCTTGTTGACGATGGCGTAGCTGTGCAGCGACAGGTTCTGGGCGACGCGATCACCCAACCACTCGCGGAAGCCGGTGGTGGTGCCCAGCCAGGGATAGATTTCCTGCTTGGTGGTGCTGTTCGCATCGGTGGCCAGCCGCCCATAGATGACCTGGGGCGAATAGTCGTTGAAGGCATTCTGAAACACCGTTTGAACGCCGGTGAACAGGATCTGCAGATTGGCGGTGTTGAGTTCCATGATGGCTCCTTAGACCACTTCGACCCAGGGGTTGCCGGTCTGGGGGTCGATGTCATAGATGCGCCCGGCGACCGAGCGGGTGGCGGCGCCCGAGACCGGAGCCGAGGTGAGCGCGACCGTGTTGTCGTCGAGGATGTAGCAAGGCTCGCCGATATTGGCCTCGGCGATCAGGTCGGCGCCGGCCGGGGAGTTGGTCCACAGGAAGACACCCCGCCGCACGCGGATGTTGATGGCGCCGGCCGCGCCGCTGACATTGTTGGCCTGATGTTCGGCGCGGCCAATGGCGACCAGGCCGGTGGCGGCGGTGCCGGGCTCGGCATAGCCGCCGGCCAGTACCACCAGGGCGCCGGCATAGATCAGCGCCCCGGCGGCGACCGGCACGGAACGGAACTTGCCCTCCTGGGTGGGGCAATCGAAATCCTGGGTCAGGGCGGTCATGCTTTGGCTCCCGTGTCCTGGGCGGTGGTGACGCCCTGAGTCTTGCGGTACTGGTCGAGGGTGATGCCCAGATTGGCGCAGACCGCCAGGACGGCTTTGTCATCCTGTTGGGTGGCATGGAGATCGGCCCCGGCCGGGGGAGTGTTGGGCAGCAGGGCGCCGGGGGCGACGATGGCGGGCGACGCGGCGGCCCAGGCGGCAAAGCCCTGCAGGTTCTGGCTGGCGTATTCCAAGGCCCACACCTTCATGGCCGGGGTTACCTTGCCCGCCCGCGTGGCATCGTCCACGGCGGCCTGAGCACGGGTGGCGGCGTCGGACTGGGCCAGGGTCGAGACCTGCTTCTGCAAATCGGCGAAGGCGGCCATGGGCACGAAGAGCGCCGGGTCGGGGGCGCCGGTGGCGACCGGCGGTTTCTGGGCGGCGGTGGTCAGATTGGCGCAATGGGCCGTGATCTGGGCCATCGTCGTATCGGCGGGCAGCCCGAGGGCTGCCGCCAGGGCGGCAAGCGCTTCCTTATCCATGGGATCTCCGGTCTGTGAGATTTGAGAATTGACGGCAGGCAGTTCCGCCAGGTTGGGGGCATTGACCAGGCCGACGCTGGCCAGTTCCAGTACCTCGCCGGTCTGGGGGTCGTGGCGGAAGGCGGGGGAAATGAAGCGGTATTCGCGACTGGCCACGGCGGTGCGGCCGGCCTCGGTCCAATCCACCCGGCCCCACAGTGCCCCGTCACGGGCCTCAAGCTGGCCGATCCAGCCGGCGGCCGGACTGGGGCCGCCATTGAGGCAGGCGAAAACGGTCTGATGATTGTAGTCCAGCGCCAGCGGCCGGCCGCCCGTCATCGACTGGGCCGCGACCCGCGCCGGATTGGACAGCACATAGGGGCCGCGACCATCGACACCGCGCGAGGTGCCGGCCGGCATCACCATCAGCCACTCGGGGACGGCGCCGGCTTCGGTCGCGGGGAGCGCCGAGGCGACGGACAGGACGGCGATGGGAGACGGTGCGGGCACGGGCGTTCCTCTCGGGGTAACCGAGATGGACGCTACATGGGTAAGGGCGGGAGGTTCAGGCGGACAGTGTCCGGCCTGATCGGGGCCGGGGCGGGAGGTCGTTGCCCGATCACCCTGCACCATCCGGGGTGCCGCCGCAAGGGCCGCCAAACGCGCCAGGGGCGTTCAAATTCGCGTTTAATAAATTCCGGGTCCATCCGGCGCCCCCATCCCGTCGCGGGCGTCCTGGGCTGCCCTATGGCTTTTCGGGTGGAGATTGATTTTCAGGGCCGGGTGACGGATAATGATGGGGCCGGTTCGAAGTTGAAAATCGTTATTTCAACGCGGCGGCCCTGGGAAACCGGGCTGCTGAAATGAGGGGTAAAGTGGCGTCCCTCCGAACCGGCAAACTCTTCCCCTACTTCTTGAACGGCACCTCTTCGTAAGTCCCCGGGTTATCCAGGGCGGCGGGATTGACCAAGCTGTCGTGCAGGACGGCGTTGGTGAACAGGCCGCCGGTGCTGCCCTGGCTCCAGTTGACCTCCAGTGCGATCTTGCCAAGGCGGGGATCGGTGCCGGACGGGCTGAAGACGTAGAGCAGATTGTGGTGCTCCTTGTCCCACAGCACCCGCTCCGGCATCGCCATCATCTCGGGCAGCCGGCCAATATCGGCCAGAGACGGCGCGGTGGGAGGCTTCTTCACGGTGCCGTCCGGGCGAATGATGCCCTGCACATGGCGGGCGCTGCGGAAATGGCCGATGGCGCGATCCTCGACCGTGATCGCCCCACTGACCGGCGAGGCGCCCTTGCCGGCCACGAAATCCAGCACCTCCTGCGACAGCGCCCCGATCACCCGGCGGTCGCCGATGGTGTGGCCGGTGTCCTCGATCTTGTTGACCCACATCCCGAAATCCTGGGTCAACGCCCCCAGCATGTACTTGACGCTTTCGGCCTGGGCCGCCGCCGCCAGGGGTGGCGGGGCACTGACCCACTTCGCGGCGGCGGCGCGGGCGGCGTGGAGATCGACGGCGGCCTTGCCGGGGTTGTAGCCGAAGCCGGGATCGATTCCCTCCGGCACCTCGGTCACTTCGCCGGTGCGGGCATTGGTGTAGGTGACGGTCTCGGGCGGCGGCGGGGTCACGACGGTGCGGCCCTCCTCGACCACGTCGGCATGACTCAACTGGCGCAGGGTGCAGCGGCAGTTCCAGCCGCATGGCGGGGTATGGGTCTCCAGCCAGGGATCATCCAGGTGGACCACCGTGCCGTTCCATTCCTTGTGCTCCGGCCGGGTGTGATCGTCCAGGATCGCCGAATACTCGGTATAGGGATGGGTGGCCTTGGTCCGCTCCGCCTGCGCCCATTTCCCCGCCGCGTAGGCCATCCTCAAATTGACATCAAAGATGGTTTTCAGCCGGCGGGGCGAGCCAAGCTGGGAAACCGGGGCATCGCCGGTCTTCGGATCGAGAGCCGGGGCGCGGCCCCACCAGCCCTGGGCCTGCAGGGTCGGGATCAGGTTGCGCTTGAACGTGGTGAAGGTGGTGCCGTTCTGCAACGCCGCCAGGGTGGCGGCATGGACGGCGCCAAGAATGTCGAACCCAGCCGACTTGGCCGCGGTGAACTGGGCGGCATGGTCCTGCTGCCAGAAGTCCCGCCAGTCGAAGCTGGGCGACAGGGCAAAGCCCTTGACCTTGAAATAGGCGATGGCCTCTTCCGGCGGCAGCGCCTTGAGGTCAACCGCCCCCTCCTTGCTGTTAGCCACCATTTTCGCTGTCCGGCATGATGGGGGCGCCGGTCAGCCCGGCCAGACGGGCGGTGAAGGCGGCCTGGGCCAGCGACTGGGCCAGCTTGGCGGGATCTTGTTTGACCAGCAGCTCCGGCAGCCGTGCCTGGAACTCCTCCAGCGTGGTGCAATCCTCCATCAGCGCCTGGATGGGATCGACCAGCGGCGCCACCAGCGGATGCCAGTCGGCCAGCTGATCGTCCTGCATTCTGTCGATAGCGTCGGTCACCGGTGCCGCCGTCTGGGGCAACTGCGATTGGGTCGACAGCTTGCCGCCCTTGGGCAACGGCGGCGGCTGAAGATCCGGGGCATCGATACCCTCGGGATCTCCGTCGTCGGGGGGGGGCGCGCCGAAGGCCGGCACCGGCGCCGGGGCCTTCAGCACCGGTTCACCCGGCTCCGGCGCCGGGATGCCCAGCTTGCCGCCGGCCCAGGCTTCGGAGACCTGGCCGCCGAGAGCGACAAAGGTTTTGACGTTGTCCATCAGGCCGGTCAGATCCTCGGTCTCCTCCTCGCCGATCCTGACGGTGGGATAGCGCGGCCTCGGACCGACGTTGAAATCCACCAGGGGCTTGACCACGTCGCGCGACAGGGCGGCGGCCAGCTGGGCGGCGTCGTCGTCCTGGATGTCGTCACGCACATGCTCATGGGCATCGGCGGTGCCGACATACTGGCCGGTATCGGTGGTGCCGGTCTGGCCCAGCACCAGCTTGGAAATCTGGGAATTCCACCAGTCCAGGTTGCCCTGATGCGGCGAGGCGCCGGTGGCTTTGCTGGCCTCGACAAATTCGATGTCCATGGTCTGGGGGATGATCGCCGCCGCGTCGGCCGCGATATTGCGCACCGCACGGAGCAAGGTGGCCTTGTCTTCCTTGCTGGCGCCGGACTCGTATTTTCCGACCCGCAGGGGATGGCCATAGACCTCCAGGAATACCGCCCAGGCCTTGGCCGAGAAATTCTGAAACATATAGGCCCAGGCCGCCGGGCGCATTAAACCGCCCCGGATCGGCAGGCCCGACTTGGACTTGTGGATATGGGTGATGAACTTGGCCGGCGGCAACGGGGTGCCGAAATTGCCCCGGTCCAGCTCGTCGGCCGGCACCGAGAACGCCCCGGCGCCATCGCCGGGACCGCCGCGCATCAGAATGGTTTTTCCGTCCACCCGGTCGAAGACGAACCATGTCGGGAACCGCCATTCGATCCGCGCCGGCCGCCACTCGCCCAGCTGCTGCTCCCAGATCAGTTCGGAAACGCTGAACCCCTTGCCGACCGCGTCAAGGATGTCGAACAGGGCGCCGCGCATGACGGGGCCTTGGAGGAAATCGCGCACCAGGTCGGCGGCCTTGGCATCGGCGGCATCCTCGCCGGCCGCCGTCACCTGGATCGGCAGCCCCGCGACCTGGAGCTTGCGGGTGGCGAGCACCGAACGGTAATGGAGGTTTTTCTCCTCCATGGCCTCGGCCAGCCACATGGCCGGGATCAGGTTACCCATCTCGGCCTCGCGCAGCAGGCTGGCCAGGCGCTCCGGCCCCAGACCCTCCTCGGGGTGGCCGCTGATGATCGACCGCAGTCCGGTCACTGTCGGTGCCGTCAATTCCTCGCGCAACAGCGCCGGGTCGGGTTTCCCCGCCAACATGCTGGCCACCTTGTCGAACAGTCCCATCACCAAGCTCCCGCGCCAAATCGTAGACCGCCGCCGCCCTCGTCTTCGTCGTCATCGGGCGGTTGGGAAAAGTCGCGGGTCCTGGCCTCGGCCCCGCTCTCGTAGCCGTATTCCATCACCGGCATGCGGCTGGCCACCCATGCCATCAGATCGGCGATGGCGGAGTCGCCATGGCGCTTGACGGCCTTCTTGCCGCCGGCCGCCGCGTCACCCTTGGCGGCGGTTTCTTCCTTGCGCTCGATCTGGGCGATGCCGCGCACCATCTTGATGGCGCGGTGGTCATTATAGGTGTCGGCGTCGAGCGGCAGTTCGATCAGCCCGTCCTCGAATCCTCCCTTGAACGGGGTCATGACATCGCGGTACCAGCCGGCGTTGATCTTGACCTGGTTGATCTTCGACAGCCCGAACCTGGTTGCGGTCTCTTGGGCCAGTGGCGCGCCGTTGCCGGTGGCGTCCATGGCGCCGGCCCGGAAGCGCGGCAGCCGGTCGAGGATGTACCATAGGATCAGGCGTTGCTGGGCGTAGGGGGCGTTGCGCAGCTCGACCACGAAGGGGGGGCGGCGCACCATGTTGGCCTGCATCTGGACCGGCCAGATCACGGTCAGATCGCCGCTCATGGCGAAGTCCTCGCCGAAATACGAGTCCAGCTTGGGATCAAGGGCATCGAGCAGCGGCTTCAGCTCACGCTCGCAGAAATCCCGGGCCTCGGCATCGCGCAGATAATCGGCGACGGCGAGGAAGTCGGGTCCGCAGCCCCAGCGGATGACCGGGATACCGGGCTTCTGCTGGCGTTCGATCAGCGTCCCCGGCAGGAAGGTGCCGCTGCCGCTGGCGGGGCGGACGAACAGCTCCTCGTCGGCGCCGTCGCCGTAAATGGCGATGATCTGCTCCCGCCACTCGGCCTCGGCCTCGACCGACCAGGCCTTGCCGTTGACCAGGCAAATACGCTGATAGAGACCGTCCTTGAGGGCCTGGTCGAAGTCCAGGGTGATCAGGGCATAGGGCTTGCGGCCCTTCTTGATGTCCTCGACCAGCAGGTTGAAGGGATTGGTATCGCCGTCATGGGTGCTGATCACCAGCACCTTGCCGCCCCAGATCAGGAAGGCGTAGGCGGCCTTGAGCAATGCATCCAACTCGTCGTGGAACGCGGCTTCGTCGATGATCACATAGCCTTGCTTGCCGCGCAGAGAGCGCGGCCGGGAGCACAGCGCCATGATCTCGTAGCCGGAGGCGAAGGTGATCCTGAACGCCTTGATGTCGCGGGAATTGCCGTCCGCATCGACTTCCTGGAAAATGGTTTCCTCGACCTCGCTGGCGACCTGGCTGAACGCCTTGGCCCACATGGCGCAGGTGTCGATGAACTCCCGCGTCATGTCGAGGTTGTAGCCAATATACATGCTATCCATGCCGCCGGCCGAGCGGGCGGCGGCGGAGGTCAGGACGGCATCGGAAGCGACCGCCCAGGTGTATCCGGTCCGCCGCGACTTCTCGACCACGGTGACCTGGTTGAGCGCGGTGGTGGCCAGCAGCCGCTGCTGGTAGGTCAGCAGCACCTCGGGCAGGCGGCCGAGATCCAGGCCGTCGCCGACGATGCCTGTCAGCCAGTCGGGCGTGGATTGGCAGGATTCTCGCCGTAGTGCCGCCCATTCCTCCTTGGTGATCGCCGCGCCGATCTGCGACATCACGCCACCTTGACGCCGAGGATCTGGGCGCGGATGGCGGCGATGGTATCCTTGGAGAGGCCCTTCTCGCGGCCCACCGACTCGGCGGCTTTGACGGCGGCATCCTTGGTCTTCTTTTCCGCCTGCTCGCGCATCTTGAAGATCAAGGCCGCGTCGTTGTTCTTCGCCGAGGACAGATCCTTGAGCGCCTTGGCCAGCAGCATGGCCGATTCCGGGTCGATGCTGACCGGTCCCTTGGTCTCGCCGTCTTCACCGGGTTCCGACGACATGAACAGGTCAAGGATGGCGCTGTGCATCAGCTCGATGTTGAGCCGGGCGGTGCGGTCCTCGGGGGCGTCGCCCAGCTTGCGCACCAGCGCCTCGGCAACGGCGCGGGAGCGCTGCATGCGGTCGGCCAGGCGATCGAGGCCCTGGATGTGGCGATGCAGACCGGACCGCGACGGCAGGGCGTCGGGATCGACCAGCGGCGGTTCGGCCAGCTCGGGCGGCAGCGATCCGGGCAACGTCGGCCGCTTACCGGCGGCGAGGTCGCGCAGAGCATCGGCGATATCGTCGAGGGTCCAGTTGTGGGTGTTGTGCAGTTCGGAGATCAGCTCGCGGATCTCGGGCGGCAGCTTCTTGACCTTGGACGGTGCCCGGCGCGGCATGGCTCAGATCCCAGCGAAGGGAACGGCAATACCGGGGACATCGGCCAAGCCAGCCTGGACCTCGTGGCCACGATTCCGCAGGGTCGAAACCACCATGCCGCCATCCAGGATATCGGATTTCAGGAGATCCTGTTCGGCCAGCCACGCCAGATCGGTCTTGACCTGGTCGAGGGTGCAGGGGTGGCCCAGACTGGTGACCGCGCGGTGAAGCACGTAGCCATTGGCGGAGTGGCCGGGCGCCTTGGCCAGTACCTTGAGCAGGGCCAAGCGCCGCTCTTCGCGCATGATGGTTTCCAGGCTCATGATTTTCCCGACAGTTCGTTTTTGACCAGCATGTTGACGGTGGTCTGCAGGGTATTGACCGATCCGGTAACCCCCTTCACCTCCGCCTCGACCTTGCGCACAAGCGATGTCAGATCCCCGATGGAGCGGCTGAGGCCATCCAGATCGGCGCGGCTCGGCATGTATTTCAGGCGCTCGTCGATGCGGGTGAATTGCGACTCGAGCTGATCGATCCGGCCTTCATTCCGCCGATGCTCTTCCTCGGACTCGAGGTGCGCCTTCTTGTGGTCGGCGATATAGGCATTAAGGGCGCTTGAAACGTGGTTCATGGCCGAGCGCGATGCGAAGTATTTCTGGCCCCAGAACACAGCCGCAGGCAGCAGCAATCCCGACAGTATGGCGATGCCGAGTTCAATGGTGGTCTTGTCGAGCCATTCCGGCATCATCTCGTCCCCACTAGGTGGCGGGCGCAGAACCCGCAGACATTGGTCCCCGGTACGGCCTCGCGACGAGCATCCGGGATGCGCTCGCCACATGAATTGCAGAAATAGGCACTCTCTACCGTTGGCCGGGGCCGGTCCCGGACGACGGCCAAAGCCGCCGCCCGGTCCGTCGTCTCACGCTCCGAGGCATGGTCGACGATGTCGGCCATTACGGGTTCGCGGCGGCCGGCGCCGGGGTGACGGCGGGAGTTGCCGGCACGGGAACCACCGGTGCCGGGGCCACCATGGGGGCCGGGGGAGTGGCCGGGGCCACGGTAACGGAGGCCGGGGCGCCGTTGACGGCTTTGCAGGCCGATACCACGGCGGGATGGACGAGCGCGGCATCAATGGCTGTGACCGGCGTAAGCTCGGGCGCCAACTCCGGAGCCACGGTGACGGCGACCGGCTGGCCCACCGAGTCCACGTTGCAGAGCACGGTGATGACGGATTGGGCGGCGGGGGTCAGGGTGCCGGTCGAGGTGCAGGCGGACATGGCGCTGACGGACAGCAGCGCGAAGATGCACAGGGCGAGGATCTTACGCATTAACGGTCTCCTGGGACACGGGCTGGGGCTGGGATACGACGTTGCAATCACTGACCACCGCCGGATGGATCTCGGCATCCCCGACGTCACTGGCGGGGATCAACTGCGGAGAGGCATCCGGTGGGTCGGCCAGCTTGATCAGGGCACCGGTCAATAGCGCCATGGCAGCGGGATCGGCCAGGGGATGGCCGGCCAGCTTGGAGGCGGCGGCATTGGCGCTGCTGACCGCCGCGATCAGACGGGGCTGATCGATACGGACCTGCTGGCTGATGGACGTGATGGCGGATACCAGGTCGTGCGGCAGGCCCAACTGGGCCGCCTCGGCCTGGAACACCGGGCTGCTAGTAATTTGACGCAGCAGGATGGCGCCGATGGCCCAGATGGGAATGAACACGTCCAGCCAGGCATTGACGGTATCGGGCGAGATCTTCGAGCCGGCCAGGCCGAGGATGGCCATGACCAGGGTGAACAAGATGGTGCGTTTACCCTTCACGGGAACCTCCAGAGGTGGGGTTGAACAATTTCGGGGCCAGCCGCGATTGCGGCAGGTGGGCGAGAACAGCAGCCACAGGCAGAGGCAGCCCATGACGACAACACCGATGACGCCGAGAATGGTGATGCCGCCCTTGACGGCCTCCATCACAGCGCACCTCCCGCCGCGTCCAACGCGGCGATGATGTGATCGATCTCGTGATCGCCCAGCAGCGACTGGGCCCGGCCGAGTTGACGCAACGGCGCGGGCTGATGGCCGAAGGGCGGCTGCAGCGGGATCTCGTCCTCGCCCAGCCGGTAGAGCTGGAGCGCCACGCCATGATCGTCGAGCAGATCGCCGAGGCGGTGATCGAAGGCGGCGCAAGGCGGCGCGAACGCAAGTATTGCCGTCGGCGTGATGCCGGCGAGGCACATCCGGACGCCCAGATGCACCGCCAGGACTCCGCCGAGGGAGTGGCCGATCAAGGCCTTGGGAGGGGCAGGCAGCGCCTGGATTACTGGCCAAGCCGCCTTGACGGTGTCGCGGAAAGAGCCGGGCACCCAGCAGCCGAGGCCTGAGTCCCAGGACGGCACCAGCGCCTTGATATCGGTGAGAAAGGTCTCGAAATCGTCGGTGCCGGCGATGGATAGGGCGGTCCCCAGCGGCGAATCGGCCAGGAAGGCGCGGAACGATCCGACGTCGATGTCATAGGGCCGGTGGCTATAGGCAGCCTTGGCCAGACGAGCATAGGGGCGCGGGTCGATCATGCCTTGGCCGCCTGGGTCGGCTCGAAATGGGCGAAGGCGGCCTCGACCCCGGCGCCGATGGTGGCGTCGTCATAGGGCTGAACACCCTGCTCGATCTTGATGATGGCGCGGATCAGCTCGTCGGCGGTGCGGCGGTCGAAGGCGATGGTGGCCAGCGGGTCGACGCCCAGGCGGCCGGCCACATAGGTGGCATATTCCTTGGTATCGTTTTCCACCGGCGGCGCGTAGACCGCGATCAGGGCCAGGATGCTGGTCTCACGATCACGGATGTAATGGGTGTGGAGGTCGATGATGGCGGCGCGGATGCCGTTCACGTCCGAATCAAAGACGGCGAAGCCCTTGCTGTCGCCACTGATCAGGCCCTGCCAATGCACGGTCGGCACGAAGCGGAGATTGCCGGGATTGCGGTTCTTGAGACCCCGCGTCGGGCGGGCAATGTCGACGGTGGACACAGGGCGGCACTCCGGTTGATGACCGGAGTGAATGCTACTGGGCGGGGGGGATGGGGTTCAGGCGGACAGTGTCCGACCTTAACGCTCCAGCGGCACCGAATGGGCGGCGTGGGTGGCCCAGTTGGCGGCATAGGCGGCGGCGGTCTTGGCGTCGACCAGCACCACCAAGTTCTCGGCATTGGCGGTTTGCGCCGAGACGGTGAAGTTGAAGCTGCCGGTTATGACCTTGGCGGCGTCCAGCACCATCACCTTGTTGTGAGCGATCTTGTGCTTGGCGTCAATCAGCACCGGGATGCCGGCCTCCACCAGGGCGGCGGCTTCGTCGGCATCGGCCTTGCCGCAATCGGCCTTGGGGGCGCCCTTGGTCCAGCACACGGTGCTCTTGTCGAGGATGACCCGGACATCGACGCCGCGCCGCTTGGCCCGTACCAGGGCCTCGGTGATGGGGCGCGAGGTGAAGTCGTAGGCCTGGACCAGGACGCTGGCCCTGGCGTGATCGATCTCGGCGACGATGACGCCGGTGCAATCGCCGCCGGGGGTGAAGCACACCGTCTCGATTCCCGCCGCCGATGGCGCCGGGGCGGCGGCGGGGGCGCAGGCCGACAGCAGCATCAGGACGGCGACGAATGCGGGAAATTGCGGGCGCATCAAAACAGCTTATCCTGATCAGGGCTGTCGGCGCCAGCGCCGGAATGGCCATTGCGATGACGGCGAACGGTGCGCTGGTGGGTGCCGGATAACCGTGCCGCCTCCGCCGCGCTCTTGCCCTCGTCCAGCGCCCGGTTCATCACCGCCCACCGCCGCGACCGCCGGGCGGTCTCACCCATGGGGATCTCGACATGGCCGCCGCCCAGGCGCTTGGCCACGGCAACGGCGGCATCCATTCCGAGCAGATCCACCAGCCAGTGGCCCGGCCGCAGGAAATCCGGCTGCGGGATATAGACCCGCTCCTGTCCGCCCTTGGCATGAGCCAATTGCAACGCCGCCGCCTCCCCCGCCACCTCGGCGATGGAGGCCAGTATGCCGGTGTGATCGGTCATGATCCGATTCCAGACTCGACCACAACGACTTTCGCGGGCAATGTTGGTGCATCCGTCGTCGAAACATTGTTGGGGATTTCGTCATGCTGGAAGCCGGTTTGCTGATCGTACTTTTGCTGGGGGTGGTCGATCTGGTGATGATGGCCATCGGCCTGTACAACCCGAAAAAGGTCTTTCCCAAGGACCCCGCTCCGACCAGGCGCAAGGTACTGGTGGGCGGCGGCGCAATGTTCGCGGTCCTGCTGGTGATCTTCGCCGGGCTGGGCGCCATGCTGCCGTCCACGCCGGACGTGATCGAAAAGGCGGCGGCAACGGCGGCGCCGGCCCGCAAGGGAATCGGCCTTTCCAGGGTCAACGTCCACGCCATCTTCGCCGGCGGCGGCTATGCCATGCAGGCGGTCGATCAGGTCAACGGGCTGGACAGGTGGTTCGGAACCGGAGAACGGGGCATCGCCGAGACCCTCGGCGATGCCAATGATCTGGCCGAGGTCGCGGTGACCTACAGCCTGATCGTCAACACTTCCTCCGTCCAGCAAAAGGACATGACGGAAATGATCGTGCTGCTGACCACGGCGTTTCCAGACTGGCAAGAGAGCGGTCAATGGATGATCAATGCCATGACCACCATCGCGGGGTCGCAGACCCACCCAGGCGTGTCGATCACCCGCAATGGCAAGATCGCCCTGATCGCCCCGTCCCCCATCGGTTTTACGCTCTCGATCCGGGCCGATTGGGCCGAGAACCGCTTTACGCTGTGATGTGATGGCGATCATGCCGGTGCCCCGAACAGATCCATAGTCTTGTCGCAACGCACCGTGCCAGTCTCCTGATCAACCGTCCGGTGAGCGGTGCATTTCGGCTGGCCATCGTCGCCATACATCCACTCCCTGGGGTAGTCGGGGTGTGATTCGGTCAAGGACATGGTGAAAGCGACGATGGTGCAGGTCTCCGACATGGCGCAATCACCACACCAGTTCTCGATAAAAATCTCGCCCTCGGTGCCGTTGCTGGGTCGGTAGGACTGGCCGGAGCGCTTGGCAAACATATGTGCAAGATCGGCGGGATAGAGGCTGCGGTCGACCATGGTGGAGTCTCTCAAAGGGAGGTCATTCAGACTGCGGCGGGTGCATCGTCAAACAGGTCTGGAGTGCGGTCGCAACGCTCCGGCAATCCCTCAATGGTGAAGGCGGTGCAACGAGGCTGGCCGTCGAGGCCGTACTGCCAGGCGATGGGATATCCCTTGTCGGCGAAGGCGTAGGCCATGGACGCCGCCAGGATCGGGCATCCGTCTCCCAGGGCTGGATCGGCGCGGTGGGCGGCATCACGGGCGCAGTCGGAGCACCACGCCTCGTAAAACAGCTCACCCTCAAGCCCGTTGGAGGGCAGGTATCTTTTCCCGGCCCGATCAGCAAAGGCGGCAGCGAGATCGGTGGGATAGATGGATCGGTTGGTCATGGCTGTTTTGTCCCCTC